GATTTAAAAGAAAATGCAGATGTTCGTGTCTGGGAAGTGGATGGCATGACAGGTCAGCAGTATAGCTATGACTTATATGGGGGTCATGTGTCTTGTCACATGGATGGTCATGTAGAGACAGACGATGGTATTGTCCGTGTCCTTGAGATCAAATCCATGAATGATGCAAGTCATAAAAAGTTTTTAAAAAATGGTGTGAAAGATGCACACCCAAAATATTATTCACAGTTACAAATGATGATGGGGATGTCTGGATTTAAAGAATCTTTGTTCATAGCCATCAATAAAAATACTTCAGAATATGGTGCTGAAATCGTTGAGTATGACGACATACACTACAATTTTCTGATAAGTAAAGTAGAGAGAGTTATGAGTGGTGAAGCTGCAAAGATTAGCGATAGCCCAGATAACTTTAACTGTCGTTTTTGTTTTAAGAAAGCTGTCTGTTGGGAAGGAATGGATGTTCCAGTTCGTTGCTCAACTTGCAAGTTTGCTTTCCCTCGTGAAGACGGAGGGTGGCACTGTGACAAGCACAATAGAAAAGCAATTAACACTTGTGACGATTACAAAATTTATAGACCGAAAGATAAGGCATGAGAAAAAGAGATCAAATTTTAGAGGAAGCAGGAGAGCTTATTAATGGAGATCGTCACGAAGATTATGGTGACGCATTTGTGAACCACGATAGAATTGCAAAGCTCTGGTCTGTCATTTTAGAAAGAGAAATAACAGTGAAGCACGTAATACTTTGTATGGTTGCTATGAAAACGGCACGGCTTATCCACGCAAACAAGGAAGATTCGTGGGTAGATATATGTGGATATGGAGCTTTAGGTGGGGAGTTTGCTGACTTAGTTGAAGGGGAAGGGGACGTATCTATCCCTGATGTAGCTGAGTAGAAGAGGAGTATTTGTCCGTACAAACTCAAATCCCTCTGGCGATCCGATGTAGGCAATAACGATTATTACAATCAAGATTGCGTCTTTGACAGATATGTCCAAGCATTAAATCTCTTCAGTCGTTTCGGTGCCAGGTATTACTTGGCAAAAAGGTTTAGCTTGATGAACGGCAGGGTAAGTTATTGCTTTGTTAGCTTTCTCGATGGCACTTTCAAAACACGCTTCTTTACTTGTATGCAGTTCATTTCCAGTAATCACCATGCAGGATTGTGCGTAGACACTCCCACATAGTATCATTATCGACATCCACATTATGACAACTGAAAATGTGGGCCATCCAAAAATGGACGACGCTTTGGTGTAGCATTCCGTCTTGCATCTATATAGGAGTTCATGGCTTCTTCCATCGTGTCTTCCCACTCGGCTATATTTTTTACAGTCCATGCTGCTCCCCATGTGATCGAAACACCATGTTCTCTTGCAGCTTTTGCCATTGCATCTGCGATATTGTCATACACATTAAGTTCCCAAGACGCTCTTGATCCACTGCCATCATTTACATAAGCCATAAGATCAACAGCGTGTGAAAAACCATCAACCTCTTGAGGTAAATGTTTGCTGTTCATGGTCTGTGAAGCCCCAGACTTAACCAACTCAGCCTGTTGACTTTTCGTGCGGCAACCACAAATCACACCGAAGTCGGTGTCTGTATAACCTATGGCCGATTTGACAACCTTCACCATATCTGGGTGAACACCTTCAAGTTTATCTAACGACCTTTGTGATAATTTAAATGCCATCTCATTTCCTTTTCTTTGTGCATGGACAATCCTTGTGGATCATGTTTCCTGTTTGAGTTTTCTTACCTATTATCTTGACCTTTTTTGACATTATTTTCGTCCTTTCTTTTTAGGAAAACCTGCCTTCATGTGGGCATAGGCTTTGGGACTAATCGTACTCTTGCTCTTAGGTCTGCTTGTTCCAGCTTTTTTTCGTTTATTTATGTTTCTGTACAAAGACATTTCACTGCTCCTATTTAGTTAATTTCTTTACCTTCTCGAATGTTCTGAGCCCTCCCAAACCCAAAAGTCCTCCCAAGACAGTGAGGAGTGAGTTCATATCAAAAGACACTAGAGGTATATCAATCCCTGCAATAGCAAACCCAAATGTTAAGCAAGGTTGCAGTACGAAGTGCCACATGAAAGCAACGGCACAAGTCATTCCAATCAAGGGTCGCCACGATCTTTGCAACCAGTTGCCAGACGCTTCGATTTTATTTAATTCTATTTGCTGAATGGCAACTTCGTTAGCGTGCTTTTCAGACATGACAGCTATCTCGTGGGACAGCTTTCTTTTAAGGTCAGCGTCTGGGATCACTTTATCCAAGATGTCACCGACAGGTTTTATTAAACTTACTAAACTCATTTACCATTCTCCTTAGATTTAGCCCAAGCATTTGCTCCAACATACCCACCGATAATTCCTAACTGGCTAATTAAGAAAGTCGTAGCAACGGAAGCAAGGTGCTGAAGTCTGGATTCTGGTACAAATTCTGGGACAGTTAAAATTGCTACAAAAGCTACAGTGGCTATAGATTGAAACCATATTAATAATCTTATTTGATCTTCTTTTTTGTCACTGTTCTCCATTCTGATACGACGTTCTTCTCGTGCCAGTTCAGCATCAAGTTCTTCGTCTGTCAGTACATGGTCGCCATTGGTATCGGCTTTATGAAAGCGAGACTTAGGGTCTAATTTTTTTTGAGGTTCATCTATTGTAAACTCCATCAACACTTCCACCTTCTTCTGGCTGCACATATTCTTTTTTCAGGTGTCTTGGAACAATTAATGTTGTGCATTTTCATTTGTCCTGCTGATCTCTTGCAGTACGATCTTCTTCTACTTCCACCACTAGGCTGTGGTGCTTTAAGTTTTGATCCACAAGCACGATTGTATTTGGCTCTTCCTTTCGCAGTTAATCCTGCACCCTTTGATGCAGGTAATTTTTCACCACGACCTACAGATAAACTGACGTTACATCTTTTCTTTTTCCTTGCCATCAGTTCCAACTACCTTTCCAACCTTTACCCCAACCAGTTGAATTACCTCCACTGTCTGCTTCACCTGCAATGGTATTTACGATGCCTTCCCTCGCTCTTCTCACACCACCAACTACAGGTATTCTTGTGGCAATTTCCCGAAGTGCCGTTCTTTCTTTAGCGTTGCTGTCTGTTGTTCCGAAGACTGCGTCTTGCGTTCCACCAAGAACACTAAGACCACTAGTAACTAAACCAACACTAGGGCCACCTAAAGTTTGTAAGAAACGAACTTGTCCGTAACTTCCATTGTCTGCCTGTGTGACGGCTGAGTGGAAAATGTCACCAAGAAGACCAACACCTCCCATTTGAAGCATCCCTTCCATGTACCAACCCCAGAAATCCACTTCATTTCCATGAACTTTTTCATCATAGCCCAAGACTTTTTGTAGGTTTCTTATTCTTAATGCAGGTGATTGCTCGTCTTCACCACCTCTCATCTGGACAATGTCCTTAACAGCTAATGCCCCCATACCAAAAGCTGGCCCTAATGTTGCAAAATAAAGTAGTGGTTTAATATTTGATTCACTTGCATCTCCCTTTAATAACTTAGGAAGATTTGCTTCACGAATGACATGACCTGCCAGACGTGTCATCATCAATGGAAATGATTTTAGTTGGAAAGCTAGAGCACCAAGAGGTGTCTGTGCAAAGATCGGAGTGTCATTAGCATTTGGTTGAAAGATGCTTTCATCTGCAAATCGAATGATTGCTTTTCTTAAATCATCATTCTTTTCAAGCAATCCTTTATCACTAAGGGAAACGTCTTGCTTTACCCCACCTTTTAAGTAGTCTTGCAAGCCAAAGTTTTTCATGTAACGAAAAGCCAGTTTATAATCTCTTGGTTGTTCGCTGATAGGTTTACCCGGTATGTACGATCTTAATGCTTTTCTTTGATGCGTAATGAATGTCTGGTGTGCTAATGCACCTGCCACCTGTCTGTTCATGTCTGTCCAAGGTGTTAGCATTGTGGCATTGAAGAAAGCATTTGACAGTTTACTATCAACTGCACCATACATATTTAGCATACGCTCATGCGTAATGTTCTCCATTGCTATTCCAACTTCTTTTAAAGCACGTCTGTAGTCTGGATCAGATGCCATTTGGTAAACAGACTTTGTCCAATCTTTAAAAGAACCAGACCTTATAATTGGAAGAACTAGATCACCAAGGGAGGTTAAAGTTGTAAAGCCAAGCAAGGTAACATTGTTAAATGTTCTTAACGCTCTTGAAGCTTTCAGACCTGCCTTACCTCCAAAATCATTGAGATTATCTTTTCTAGCCACTCGCATAGCGTTCTCAATAAATCGTGCATCATCAGTCTCCATTAAAGTGGGAACACCCTTGTAGTCTTGCAAAGAGCCAACAATAGCTTCAACCCTAGCTTTATAGGTTGGATCGTTTTGCTTAACAGCAATCTGTTCTAGCTTCGCCCGAACAGCAGGTGAACCCTGTGTCTTGGAAAGCTCTACTAATTCTTCTGCAAACTTTAAAGCTTCAGCATCTTTCCCACTGAAAGGCATTTGTGTTTCTGATCTTAATACACCTTCCTCTACGCCATCAGTTGTCACAGACCTAAAGTCTTTTTGATAAACTCTGTTCGTAGATAAGAGTTTAGCTATTCCTTTTGCACCATTCTGCGTTGCATATAAATAGTCATCAACTCCATGACTGTTTAAACCAAACTTCTGGGTATGAAGTGTACGTCTGGTTGATCCTTCAAAGTATTTAACAAGTAAAAATTCTAAGTCGTCCTCAAGAAACTTCTCCATTTCTCTCATAGCTCTAGGATATTTTTCAAGCTCAATAACCCTGTTAAAGTCTAAGCTTTCTGCTTGTGCATTTTTTGTACTACCTTTGACAGGAGACTTAGGAGCTTCTGGTACTTGAACACCATCCACACTTTCCCTTGTTAAACTTTGATAGACTTTTTCTGCAAATGTCCTAGCGTCTTTAGCTTGGAAAACATTTCCTAAAGTGGTCTGCTCTTGCCTGTAATAGTTTTCCATACCAGTTAGAAAAGCTTCTCTATTCTTTTCTATCTTTTGCTTGCTCCAGATTTGAGGTACGTAGTTTCTTCTGTATCCCACATACATACCTGCATTAATCATTCTGTCTCGTTCTTTGTTGAACTCATCTTTTATTTTATTAAAGACAACCTTTTCTGTGCTTGAAAGATTTTGGTCAGACCCACGTCTTAAAGCAGAAACAATTTTTGTATAAGTCTCAGGTTGCTTCTGACCTAACCCCCCAGACGCTGCTCTTGTCCAAGCTCTGACTTTTCCGTCTGATCCCGGTAGCTCTCTTAGCATCCTATGGATTGGCATATATTTAGAAGCAAATGTCTGGTGCTGATTAGGGAAGTGATCCTTGTACCACTTACCAAGCCAGTTCATTCCCATTCTTTCCATTCTGTCTGACTGACTTCTTAGAAAAGCCATTGGCCCTTGCTTTCTAACAGCTTGTTCTTGGATAGGAGTAAAGTCTCTTTGTCTGAGGATAGAAGACATAGCGTCTACCATAGGAGGTGAAACACCTTCGTCTTCCACAGCTTCTAGCATTTGCAAAGTGTTCGATGTATTAAGATCGTCTACATTTCCTTCTGCCATTTCCTTAACAACAGAGCCATTAAATCCTTGGGCATTATTATTAAAGTCCCTGTAATAAAGTCTTGCATCCTCTGCATCAAACATCTCAGCATTGATATGCTTTACATTTTCTGGATTAAAAACAACAAACGCATCATACTCGATTGCTTCTCCACGAACAAAAGTATCCGTGTCTCCGTCTGTTGGGCTTATTCTATTTTTGTGTGGGGCTCTAAGACTGTCATAACCTGCGTCTTCCAAAGCTTCTCTAAAAATTTCTTTAGCCTCGGAGTTCGTTACATTCAAACCTTCTTCAATCATTTTCTGATAGGTGTTATAAACATCCATTCCTCTTAACCCACTTTGAGGAAAGTTGTCTTGTAGCCAAAGACCTGCTTTGTTTGCATTACCACCTTCAAAGTTATTTGTAACTTTTGTAATGGAGTTCATTACTGCCATTGTTTCTGGACTGTCTGGGAAGTGCCTGATGTCTGCACCCATATCAAAAGTGTTTATCATTCTAGTCACAAGGGGAAGAACAGTTGGCTGAAAATGCAAACCATTTTGCTCAAGCTCGTCCATAAAAATAATTTCTTTCTCAAGCAAATGAGAAAGATTATTTTGCAATTCCTTTACGTGGGCATCTTTCTCTTTAAACTCTGCCCTAAAAAGTGCATCAGCTTCCTCGTCCACTGCATTATACTGCATGAACATTTCTACTTCGCTATTGTGACTTTCTACGATTGCATCTGCTTCTGACAAGTCTCGTCTGGCTTGAGCTATATCATTCCTTAGTTCATGCAAGTCGTGATTAATTCTTGTTAAGTGGTCGATCTTTTCTTCTGGCAACTCACTTTCATCTATCATTCTTTGAATTGCATTTGGATTTGGTCTGTTCGCAAATGCTCCTTCGACAGCCCTTGAGTTTGGAGAGATGTAAATGCCAGAGCCTAACAATCCTCCTCCAGGCTTCATAATTACTTGACTACTTTTAAATGGCAGACCATTCGGAGTAGCGTGGAAATACATGATAGGTGATCCGTCTTCGTTGACAGAAAATTTACCACCACCATTATATTTAAATATGGCTGCTCTCTTTGTGTCTTTGCTGTGTCGCACTAGATCATTAGCATAATCTCTGGCATACATCGGAGACACGGCTTTTTCTTTTGCACCTTTACCTGCAAGTGGTGATCTGCTTCCTGCTTCAAACATATCACCATAAAAAGTTAATCTTCTAAACTGTTGCTTGATGTCCTTACGTCCAATCAAACCATTCACAACATAAGCAATGTATTCGATCATTCTATCAAAGGCTCTTTGAAAAGAATTTTTAAGACGTATGTCATTTAAATTGCCACTGCCCATAGCTTTTAAAACATCACCACGCATGGTTCTGTCTCCCAGATATTTGGCCAGACTTTCAGCAAACCACTCTTCGGCAAGCAGTTCTTCCTGCTGTGCTTCTGGAGCGTCGTATTTACCTGCGTAAGCTTTCTTGACCCTGCTCTTAATAGTGTCGTCAGACGCTCTATAAAGCTCAATGACGGCATCCATTTCTTCTTTAGGGAGCATACCTGCTCTGACGATTGTATGCCCAATCTCGTGGACAGCATCAAAAGGATTGCTATTACCTTTGGTTAGACCAATCGACATCCTTCTAAAGTTTTTTCGTAGCTTATTAAATTGTTCGCCACGAAAATCTACAGATACATTTTTAATTCCTGATGGGTCATCTCCTGCCAGTCTTGCAATGTCTGACGCATCCATAACATTGGTTTCACCCAAAGTATTTTCTACGTTTTTACCCATCAAGTTCATCATTCTGTAAAGCATAGTTCTTTGAGTAAACTGTACTTCTGGATCACGATGGCTCATGTAAGACAGGATCGTCTTAGCACCAATAGGGGCTGATGGTGGGATGCCATCTTCCGTTGCCACACCAATGCCATGATTAAGCTCTGTTCTAATCCTTTGTCTAAGGTATTTGGGTATTGGCTTATCAGCACTTTTATAGGCATTCATTATTCCTCTTCGACGAAACTCCCACTCCATTGCAGTTAGTGGATATTCAGTGCCACCATGCGTAAAGAACCCAGTTCTTACTCCCTCTTTAAACATGGTAAACATTTCGTCTTTCTTTAAAGCTTGTAACTTCTTCATCTGGGCTTTAGTGATTTGAGGGTGTGCGTCCATTGGGAAGAAAGCAGAGCCATCCTCCTTACGAATGTTACCCTGCGTAGGGTCTGGCAAAGCTTTTTGCTTTGAGATCATCAGCCATGCGATTTGATCGCCAAGCTTGGTGTCTTGTGCTTCTCTAAATTTTTCAAGAAGTTCATCATAAGGTAAATCACCATAGCTTTTTTGAGTAGCTTCAGTGACGTAGTCCACTCTTTTGGTTGGATCATATTTTCTTTTCTTGGAAGGTGTCTTTGTGACGTTTGTTGCTTTATTAGCTAGGTTATTATTGTCTTCTTTCTTTTTGTTAGCCCTTCTTTTCTGGCTCTTATCATACTTGCCAACTGTCTTACCTGTTTTTAAATTAAAGGTTGTGTTGCTAAGATGATTGCCTTCAAAGTCTAAATATGCTCCGTCTGTATATTCCTCCATTAAACGGATAAGTTCGGACAATGTTGTAAAGTCGGTCTTTGACCCACCATAAGGACGTGCGTTTGCAAAGTCCCTAGTCGCATGACCATGATCGAACAACTCTTCAATAAGATTTGCTTTTGCCTCTATTGTTTGGGGAGATGGCAAGACAGACAGATTGTCTTGGACTGTACCCGGTCTACCTTCATCAGGTTCTGAGGCTCTGGAAAGAATATAGTTTAAATCTGCCAGACGATCTCTTCCCATCTTGTCTAACTTACGAAGCCAACTAAGTGTTCCCCCTATGCTTCTTCGAGAAAAAGCTTGAGCTAAAAGATTTCTAAATTCTGTTGCGGCATTGACCAATCTATCTGGGTTTCCCATGCCAGATGAGTTATCAGCTAAAGCTAATCTCATATCGTCTTTGGCCATTTTAAGTTTGATCTTAAAACCTTTAGCTAATTCTCCACCTTTTGTTTGAGGGGTATCAGATATGTTACCTAGTTTTTGCTGTTGCCTAACTTCTTCTGGAAGAATTTTTGAAAAGAGAGGAACAAGGTTTGGATTTATTTCTCTTCTTGAAAAGTACCGATCTAATGTACCTTTCTGAATGTCTGCCATTCTCTTCCAGTAACCTTTGTCTTTATTGGCAAACAAACCTGCTGATCTATTATCAAATGCCCAACTTGTAAATTGGTCGGCAAAGATTTGTCTTGGAAGATCACTTTGTTCTTGGGCATAAGCATCTTTTAATTTCTTTCCCCTAACGCCACGAGTAGAGACAATATCTTTAATGATTGAGTTCCAGAAAATCATACGATCTTCTGGCGTTAAGATGTTGTCATAAGCCCACTGCGATGTTGCATGAAAGAATTGTTTGGCATTTGACCCATCTGCTGATTTTGTCTTGGAAATAAGAAGTTTCCCATCTCCGTACCTAAAAACATCTGTTGATCCTGTACTGCCAGAAACAATCTTAGGTGCTTTGCTTGGATCACCACCCATAAACTGTATCATTCTTTTAAGCGATCCAACCATATCTGAACCACCATCAGCAATAATACCTTCTATATCTTTAATAGCTGTCTGCCTGTCTGCTGAACTTCTTACAATGCCACCAGGCATTGTATCTCTTTGGATAGAGTAAAGCTGTTCAAGGTCGTTGACCAAGATAGCAAAGTCGGTATCAGAATCTTTAAAGTTAAAACCTTCTTTTTCTATTTTCTGAATAGCGTTCTGAACATCATTTAGGGTAGGGCTTCCAGACTCTCCATGCCTTCTTGTAAAAGCCAATTTCTGTTGTTCGTTTAAAGCACTTACGTTCAATGGAGATTGAGAAAGATTTTCAATAGGCGTAGCCATACCATTGCCTGTTTCATCTCCAACAAATCTTATTACTCCTACGCCATCTGCACCCTCAACTTCGTCTGCTTGTTCCCAAAGTCCATCAAGGTATTCCTTGCCAGACCTTTTTGTGAGGTTTGTTTCATCGATGTATTTAACTTCCCAATCTTCTGCTTTCTGCTTGCCTAAGATTTCTTTTAAGCCTTCTCCATTTTCAACTTGCTTGTTGTTAGCAACCCTTATATCTGTTCCATCTTTCTTTTTTGTAATAAGGATTTTATTTCCCTTGCGAAGTGGGTGCTTATTAAGAACATTTGATACTCCCCTTTGCTTTATATCCTTTTGGTAGTAGACAAAATTAGCTGTGTCTTCGCTGTCAAAGATTTTACCATTCCGTCCATCTACCCAAAGTACACTGCCTTTAGGCATATTTGTCTTTGTATTAAGTCTTCCGTTGACAATCGAATATACGTTGTTAGTGGGTGCTACAGACACATAAGGGACAACAACACTTTCGTTTTCAATCGCCTCAATTTCTTCTTGGAGCTTTTTTTTCTTTGCAGGACTACGAAGCCTATCAAGTCTTTGTCTTAATTTTTCAAGGTTTTCACCTTTTTTATTCATTCTGTTTTTAGCGTCTGCTAAAGCAGAGCCATAATCTAGCATCCTTCGATCAGCAAATGTTTGTTCTGATTTATCTAAGCCAACACGATTAGAACTCCACTTAATGAATGACTGTATTCTTCCGTTTTCACTACGACCTGCTGTTGTAAGAATAGATGCTCTGTCTATAGCAAGTTGAGCATTTCTAGGACTCTTCATTCCCTTGTCAGCACGTCTAGCAAGCACAATCTTTCTTGCATTTAACATTTGTTCTTCTAAGGTCGGCTCAACATAATTTTTAATATCTTCAGCATTACCTTTAAACGTAAGCTCGTCTTTATATCTTGCTTCAGCTTGCCTTAAATCCTGTAGGGCATCTTGAACTTCCAACTCTTCATCTCTAGTGAGCTTTAGTTTCATAATAAGCTCATCGTCAGCTATTCTTTGTTTCTCACCTTCAGAAATAAATTTGTCGTATTGCTTTTCTAAATCAAGACGATCTCTCGATGGCTGATTTCTCATTGCCTGGTCGATAATAACCTTACGCATTTCATCTGGGTCGGTTACTCTATTGTTGGCTGAAGAAAGATTGCCAATCACTTTACCAAAATCAAACTCTTCAGTTGGAGCATCAGCTTTTGCTTCGACACCTTGACCTTTTAAAATATTTCTTACGGCATTTGGAGAGCCACGTTTTATAACGCCAGTGGGAGTTGTTGGTATATTTCCATTTGCAATGTTTTCTTTTAAGAAATCATTTGCTTGTTCTGGGGTGAAACCTGCATCAGCAAGAATTTTATTTACTTGTTCTTGACCTGCTCCACCTGCTTTCTTTCCCCAGTTAGGTTCTGGTAGATCAATAGCTTTTTGCTCTGGAGCTTTAACTTCTGTGACGGAGGGTTCATCCACTTTGGAGGAAACGACTGTGGAATCAACCTCCGTCTGGTCAGCCCCTTTGGGTGGAGGTGGGGCTGTCCCTTCATCTGCTTTTGTCTTGGTCGTCTTGGTCGTCTTGGAAACTGGTTTTGCTGCAGCGGCATCAGCGGCAACTTCATCTGCGTTCTTTGCTCTTGCTTCAGCATCTGCAAGAATACTACGAACTGTAACTGCGTCACCTTTTTTAAGAGCAACTCTAGCTTTTGCAACATCTTGATCGAGGATGTTTTGCATTTGTCTAGCTGTATTTTGATCTCTTGCAACATTAGATACTTTGAGAACATTAATCTGATCTCTCTCATTTTTTAATCTATTAATAACTTCAGCATTTATTTGTGCTTGATTGAGTTCAGCAATAACGTGAGATTTAGCAGCTTCAGAAGCCCCATCTTCTTCTAACTTTTTAAGTGCATCTTCATGTTCAAGAATTTGTCTTTGAAAGACAGCTTCTTGCCCTTCAAGCTCTTCAATGATTGTGTCGGTTGCTGTCTTAGGGGCAACAACTTCTGGAACTTCTTCTGCGTCTACGTCAGCTTGTTCTGCTTTTGCTTTAACAACTTCTTCTGGTTGGTATGGGCCAGCTTGTCTACTTGCCAATTTAACAGTTTCGTCTGCCTGTGCATTCGTTAAAAGAGCCGTAGTTTCTGGAGACTGTCCTGTGAATTTTGCTGCCTCTGCATCTATCATTCCTTGTCTTGTGCCAGAAATTGCAAAGGGAGTACCAATAGCACCACCAACTGCTCCACCTAAAACAGTTCCGAAAGCAGTTGCTTTTGCAAACTGACCTAAATCAAAGCCATCTTGCAAGCCAATGTCTTGTCTGTAGGATTGTTCAGCTACATTTATAATACCTTCTTGACCACCAGATATAAGTGCTTCAGTTCCTGCTGCTGCTCCAATACCTTTAAGTGTAGAAGTTACAGGAGCAGGTTTGCCTAATGCAGTGGCTGTCCTCATTGCCCCACGAGCAACGGCTTTACCTGCAACACCACCAATTAAATTAACTGGATCAAGTAAAACAGACTTTGCTATGTCTTTTAAAGCACCAGAACCTCTACCCCCTTGCTGATAAAAGTAAGGAAGATTATCCCAAACTGAAGCAAGTCTAGCGTTTCTGAGCTTTTCATCGTCTGTGTCTCCACCACCTTCCATCGCACGATCAACAGCCCCAATCGTATTTAACTGAGCCCAGTTTTCGTCAGAATAGAATCTTTCAATTAACTCATCATCTGAGTAAATTCCGTGTGGATCGTATTTGTCTTGAAGGTCTTTAAGAAACTCTGGGTTTCTTAGAATTGTTTTCTTGTTTACTTGAGATGCATAACCAAGATTAATGCTATTATTAGTTTGGTCTGTTGGGTCTTGTAAATCCCAAGTAGGTTTATTAAATCCTGCCATGTTGTCGGTACTCCAGTTTCCGAATTATGAAACTAGAATACTTTAACAACACAAATGGGTCGTCCTTACTGTTCAGCTATATAGGCATTTTGAATTTGATTATATCTTCTTTCACCCCAAATTTCTTTGGCCATTTCTTTAGCCTTTTCATTTGTTAAAATCCAATCTATAGGCGTATCTACAAAATCCTGATAATTGAATGCTACACCATCTAAATTTGCATTTAAGCCAAGCTTTTGCCAAATATCTCTAGGCACATCACTTCTAAAGAAGTCCTCTATTCCCTTTTGTATAACAGATTGGTTTGAAGTTAGGTCTTTCCAAGTATTGCCACCAATTATATTCCAATCCATAGCATCTATTTTAATACCTTTGTATATTGGTTTATTTTGATTAAACTGTAGTTTTGCTACCATTGCATCTTTCTCTTGTTCATAAAGAGTTCTTGTATCGGTTTCAGACCTTTCGTTACCACTGCTACTCTTATTTAATGCTTCAGCTTTTTCAAGTCTATCGTCCACTATGCCTATAAATTTATCTATTTCTGATGCTAAACTGCCATCCGTTATAGATTTTATAGCAGTATTTACATCGTCATCACTCCATAACTTGCCGTCTATATCTCTCCAGTTTAACTGTGTACTTTTGTGATTGGCGATAGTTGTCGTGAAGTCATCCACTTTAGTTGGGAATTGTTGTTTTAAGTATTTAAGTTTGTTTAACGCAGTTTTTATTTCGGAGATAGATGCATCTTGATTATCAAGTGGTTTAATAACTGTGTTAATAGCTTCATTTATACTTGTTTCAAAATCATTTACAGCGTTACCAACTTCTTTATCTATATAATTTTCAAAAGTCATTCTCTCTAATGGAACTAAAGAACTTTGCAAATCTGTAATTCTGGTTTCCTCGTCTACCCAAGGTCTTGCTCCTTGCTCTGCAAGAAAACCAGTGGCAGCATTTTTTAATTCTTGAGGGCTTATACCTTGAAGAGCTTCTCCATTAGTTTGAGCCCACCCTACTAACAGGTTAATAGTTCTATTATCCATAACCCAGTCACTACCAAGTTGCTCTGCTACTAAAACAAAATTACTTAATTCACCTGCATTTATTTTACCAAGATTGGTATTATTCCAAACGTCTTTAGCTTTTTCTATGTTTGATTGTTTTGCTTGGGTGACTGCTTCTTTGGTACTTGTTTTTATTTGTTGTTCTATATTAAGTTTATTCTGATCTTGAGTAGTTTCTGAAATACCTATGACAGTATTTAATACATTATCAAGCAATGTATCTAATGCATTTTTGTCTTTTCCCTTTCTTAAATATTCTGGGATAAGAGGTTTAAAGTTATCTAATATATATTGTTTAGCTTTATCTTTACCCTGTGAAAATGCAACAGCTGCTACAGCTTTGCTCACACCTTCTTGATTAACTGTAGTAAGAAGATTGGCGTTTGCATTAGCCAATTCAATTTCTTTGGCTTTGTCTTGAGCCTCGACTAAATCTAGTTCTATTTGATCTAACCAACTTACACCTCCTGTGTCATTAGTTTCATCAGAAAATATTTTATCGTAAATACCTTTATCTACATTTTGAAATCTCTTCTTTACTAAGGCCTCTAAACTCTGCTCATCCATCGATGGATTTTTAGATACTACATCAAGGGCATAGTTTTGTGCTTCTTGCACAGTTTGGTTTATTAAATTCTGATACTCTCTGCTTTTTGTTTTTTGAATATTATTAAAAACCTGTTGAGCTACAGCATCTGGTAAGTTAGCTACTTGTTGAAAAGCATCAAAATCTCCTTCATCTCCTAAAGGCAGGGTTTTAAAATAATTTTCTCCAAGCTGTAAATTTTGATTAACCCTTTCTGCAATCGCTTGTTCTCTTGCTTCATTAGTCATCATTGCATTAAAGTTAATACCCAAGTCTTTTAGTTCTGGACGCATTTCCAAGAAATCATCTGTTGCTTGAGTAAAGTTATAAACAGGGTTTCCCCTTAGATCAGGAGTTTTTTTAAGGTCAATCAAATAGTTTTGAATTTCTGGCATTAAATCTTTTTCTATTGCTCGTCTTTCTTGATACCTTTTAAACGCAAGAGCCTTAAGACGCTCTGCTTCCTTCGCTCTATTGCTCGCTTCAATCCGTCTAAGAACGCTTTCACCAGGAGCCCCTCCTGCAATATAATTATCGCCCCCAGAAAATGAGTCGATAAAGCTTTGGAAGTCTGCGACAGTCGCCAAAGGATTATTCCTTTTATACTGAGCAAAGGCTTCAGCCATTTGTTGTCTTTGTCCACGTCTTAAATCCCTTCTTGTGTCTGCACCAGTTGCAACTGAACTAAATATACTCATGCCTATTAACCTTTATTCTTTTTACTTCCTGATGAACCTGCCCCTAGTATCCAGTCTTCCCACGCTCCACCAAAAGCTGAACCTGCTCTGTCTACTGGGCCACCTTGAGCGTTCATGTTATTGTACGCAGTTCCTGCACTACTCAAGGTATTCTGTGCGTAGCCAGACGGATTCCAACTGTAAGGGCTGTAATTATAGACCTGTGATCCAAGTTGCGTTCCTAGATTTGATGCACCTGATCTTACGCCTGGTATCTCTGATAACATTGAACCAAAATTAAAATAATCGTTATTGGCTAAAGAGTTAATTCCAATAACATCACTATAAGTATTTGCAGATAGGGAAGGTGCTCTATCATAAACTGCTGAAGAAGGCATATAGCCCATATAATTCATAGCACTTGGTGCGTTAGGCAGACTTGACATTTGACCTATACCTGCTCCCAAGACACCACCTGCCTGATCTAATTCAGCACCTCTTGATGATATGATGTTTGATATGTCTGTATTGTAAATCCCTTGTCTCCCACTGATGTAGTCCATTGCATCGTCATAGGCTTTAAATCTTGCCTTTTGATATTCGTCTGCAAGACGGCTTGCAACATCTCCCCGAACTCCAGTTCCCTGAGTGGAAGCATCCATTCCTTTTGAGATAAGTCCTGCTTCTGCAATCGAAGCAACTCTGTCGGCTGCCCTGTCTACGTCTGAAGTGTACTGTTCGGTTCGTCTGTTAATCTCTGCATCTATATCAGCTTGTGTAACTGGTGTAACATCTGGGATATCCTGTAATCCTGCATAGGTGCTTTCAAGACCAGACTGAAGTCCTTGGATACGATCCATAATATTCTTTCTTTGCTCAAGCATATAATTACGTTCTTGCTGTGCAATGTTTCTGGCTCGACCAAACTCCTCAAGCATAAACTCACGCTCAATTTCTTTTTGAGCTCTAGCCAATTCGTAGCGTCTGTAGTCTTCATCTCTTTCGCCTTTAGCTATTGCTTTAGCTTCTTCAAGCTGTTGAATGGCGAAGTCTCTTTGCTGTTGATCGAGTTCTTTGTTCTGAATGTACTGCTCAAGTTGAAAAGCATATTGTCTTGCAGCTTCCTTGTCCTGTTTAATCATTCGTTCTATTTCAAACTGACGTTCTTCAAGCAGTTGTTTTTTGTATTCAGCTAATTCATCTTCAGCAAATTGAC